AATAAATGAGTCATCATCTCTCTTGTTTGTATCAATTTGGTTTATGAAAAGAGAAGCTTCTGCTTGAATTCTATTTCCAAGAACTGACTCGGTATTTAAACCATCTACATAGGTTGCCGCATTACCTGATTCGAAAAACAGTTCTCCACCATCTTCTTGAACAATGTTGAAAAATTCAACCCCTCTATTAGTTGCACCCTCTTGAAGTAAAGTATCATTATCCAATGAGTCTTCTAAAATAATAGAACCGTGAACAACTGCGACTTGACCAGATGCAGATTGAGTGAGTCCAGATTGATTTGTGTTGTCTGTAAATGTTAGAACATCGCCAATTTCATAATTAGTTCCGCCATCGTCTATTTGCACACCACTAACAGAACCAGTAGAAACAGTGCCAACAACAGCATCAACATCACCACTACCGATTGCTGTTGATGTCTCAACATCAATCTCATCATTGACAGAATATAAAATACCATCATTGGTAACTGTTTCGGATGTTACAATTTGTCTGATATTATATTTGTAAACAACATCAATTACACTAGAGACACCTTGTATCTCTTCATCCTTTGTAAATGTCCCAGAAATGTCCCCTACGGAAATTTCAACAATTGTACTTTGATCTGATGGATCAACAAATGTTACACAAGATTGAACTCTTGCAGTGGCTCCAGAGGTTTGTCCAGTAATTGTTTGTCCTGATAATTCTCCGTGAACAGGATTACCAATTGGACTTGCACGAATAATAGTTGGTTTATCCCAATCTCCATCAGATACACGAAGCATTCTTGTGTTTGGATAAAAAACTGTTGCAGTTTCATCTAGAAGAATGCGAATGAAAAGTTTAATACCTTCTTGCGTTCCCTTTCTACGATAGAGTTCACGAATATTCTTTGTAAGATTTCTTTTGTCCAATCCAGTAGCAAGACTGCTTGGAATTGCATTCATGAATGATTTACGAAACTCTTCAAGGAAGTCGTAGATAGTATTATCAACATCTGCGTATGCAAGAAGTTGTTGAATATTCTGTACAGGACTTGCACGATAACTTGTTACTGTACCAGTAGCACCAGATGTCCCACCCGTGATTGTCTCACCAGTTACGAACTGTTGTTGAGACGTAATGAATAATCTTGGTTTTTCAGTATTACCCAAGTCGTCAACAAGAACTTCGGCAGTGGCTTTAGAAGTAGACCCAGTGATTGTTTCACCTACTTCAAATTTACCAGTTGTTCCTGTTCCCTTTTCAAGAACAATCCTATTGTCTTCTTCGTCAAGAAGTCGAGTGGTTGTCTCCACCTCAAGAAGTAGATTATCGATTGTTGCAGAGACGACAAGTTCACCAGACTCCAGATACTTGTAGTAACTCTGAAGAAAGGATGAGAACACAGGATGGTCATCTGCCACAAAGTCGGGGAGTTGACCATCTATTTGTGTACTGACCTTGTTGATTAGGTCTGGTGAATATCTACCGTCAAAAGGTGCCATTTTTAATAACTCGATGGTGTTGTATAACTAGACGTTGTTGTAAATGAAGCATTACCAGAGTCATTACCTTGAGCAACCGTATCACTGGATGCCGTTATTGAGGTATTAACCAAATCTATTTCCAATAGCTGATTTCTTTTTGGAATAACATCAAATGAGTCTGGTGTAGCAGTAATACGAATTTGTGTGGATACTGAACCGTCAACATTTGAGACACTGCTGATGGATAATGGATTTATAGAGATGATACCAGCAGAATAATCGACTGTTCCAGCAGTACTGTCATAATAAGTTCTAACTCCACTAACCAATCTGTAAATTCTCAAGTTTCCTGCGCCATCATCATCAAAGAAGAACTCTAGTCCTGTCTGACCTGTTATACCAAAACCAGTTGATGCAGTAATACCACCAGAAGAAGCATTATGACCAGAGTGTGGATTAGAAAGAGCATTATTATAATAAATTTTATAACTCTTAGAATCTCCTAAAGTGGGAGTAAAAAGTTTTGAGAGACTGACATTTATTGAGTTACTGGTTATCGAAGTATCTGTATCATCAATTAATCCTAATAGCTCAGAGTGTCGAAACAATCCGTTAAACGTATTTAATTTGTCTGTATTATAATTCGTAATCGTGGTACGAACATTTGACTCAATAGTTGCTTGACCTTTTGTTGTGGCCGTTGGATTGTACTTGACATTAGAAGTCAATATGAGAAATAAAGTTTCTGGATCAACAATCACAGGAGTGATTGAAGCCACTGTGTATTCTTGCAAATCAGTTTTAAGTTGTTCTTTTTGTGTCTCCGTTAGGGTTTGACCTGTGGTTGATTTTATACTAATAAACACTTTACCAAATTCTGGTGTGGATGTTACACCAACACTAGTATCAAAAGAACCAGACTCTCCACCAAATACCGCAACAGCTTGTGTATTTGCAAAGAGTTGTCTTACAAGTGTTTTATAATCTTCAGTGGTAACCGCTCGATTCTGTGAAGCATAATCCAATGGTGCATTAAGTTTAATAGATTCAATTGTCTCTGGTTCAGAACCACCAATAGAGTTTTGAATGGTTGTTACTCCAACATTTGTAACACCGTCTATAGAACCAGCAGATGTGAAGATCGAGGCACCATTACCATCTTCTTTATTAGATACGACATATTGAAGAATTACAATATTATCATCACTCAGTGCTTTACCAATAACTCCATCACCAAAGTATACTTCAAACTTTCCAACCTCAACCTCTTGCAAAAAGTATACCGTGCTGGTTCCATTAATAGAAGCAATGTCCGTGGCCACAGTATAAGTTGTTGTGGTAGAATCAGAAGCAGAGTTCTGAACTTTAACTGTAAGTGTGCGAGTGTCTGCTCTATTATCATTGATGAGAAATCTCTGTTCGACATCTTGAGTGTTAACAGTAAATCTACTGGTAACAAAAGTTCCTTCGTAAAGAACAAGATCAGAAAATACTATACTATTGCCGATGTTAGCTTTAGTTACAGCAGTTGGGTTGATAAAGGTAAACGCAGTTCCGTCAATAGTTGTGTTAAATACTGTCCCTGCATCCATCGTTGCAGTTGCGTTTGTTGTGTTTAATGATACCTCGACAGTTGCAGTTGCTGCTCTTGCAGACTGTGGAACATATCCAAGTGTCTTTGCATGTGATACAACAGATGAACGTAGAGAAGAACTGTCAAGGAACATTTCATTTGCAAGCATGTTCGCATTGAACGCAAGATAGTGAGTATTGTATGCAAGAGTGTCGAGGAGAATATTCATACCCGAACCCTCAAAGTCATAATCAGTAAATTCTGTTTGTGCTTTAAGGAATACTTTTAGATTGTCTTTGATATCATCAAAGTCTAACTCTGTTACATTAAGTCTTCTTGGATTTGCCGCCATTATCGTAATCTCTCTAGTAGAACTGTGGTATCAACTAATTCTGTAGGAGCATTCTGCACATAGAATTCAACACTGATTTCATATGCATTGCGGTCCAAGTCAGGGTTGGCCCTAACACCCACTAATCTTGCTCTTGGTTCAAAGTTCTCAATTACATCTTCAACCTTCTGTGATAATACAAATGCAGTGATAGGACTCAATGGTTCGAATAGAAGTCCACGAATACCAGAACCTATCTCTGGATGAAAAGGTTTCTCATAGATGTTTGTGAGGATAAGGTTTCTCACTGACCGTTTGACTGACTGAACACCACTAACCTTTGAGATATCTTTCGATGTACTCTTCTTACCAAAGAACAAATCTAAATCTCTAAAGACTTGTGAATCTCTATCAGTGTTAACGTTTTTTGACTGTGCGTCAGAAAAGCTAGTATTTAGTGATGCATTGTCGCCATACGCCATGAGTAATCCTTTTTATATTATTTATACTCATTCACTCGCAGTTTGTTTCATAATGTACTTCTTAGGTGAACCCCATACTTCTTTTGCATTCACCCGAATGAATCTTTTGTTTGTTTCCTGATCGTTGGGATTAGGAACAGTCAACATGACATTCTTACCCTTTAGATACGCATGTCTCTTGTTCATCATCCTCTGTAGTAGAGAGGTATCACCACGCATTGCATTACGAATTTTTTTATCCACGTTTGTACCAATACCTTTTGAAATTTGTTGGGCACGTTGTTTCTTTCTCTTAGCCATTATAAATCTCCTTCACTGGCCTGTATGATGTATCATACTCATCGCATAAACGAACCTCTGATATAACTGCATCAATGTTGTCATGCCAAAAATTTAAAAACTTATGTATTCTTGGATACTCTGGTTTGATGTCAGGTGTCTGCCATATGAACTCTTGCAGAACGTTATGATAATCAGGCATCCAATAAAGTATATTTAGGGTAACTATAGACTTTCTTTTTATAATTGGTATCATGTTGATGGCTCTGGATCGTAATTCTCTCTATAACTGTACGTTATGCGAAACTGCCGCCCCTTAAATTTTCGGTTATATACTTTATCTGTGAAATTACTACCTCCTGCTTTTGGTCCATTCATATTACCTTTAATTAGGCGGAATCTACTCTTTGGCTTAAATGTAATTGACTCTAAATCGCCGGGATGGTCATCCTCTATTGAATATGGCGTGTGGATTCTAATTTCATTACCGCTCGTAAAAACACTTGCCGCGGTCCGACCGCTAGCTCGATCAAATATTACTTCACCGTGAATGCCATACTTCTCTTTATACCCAAGTAACGGTTTACCATCATCACCAATGTATTTTGTTTCAAATGTGGTGACCTCACTTTCAAATAAATTATATTGTGTTACTTTTATGGTTCCATCAACAGGCACATGTTTAAGTTTCATCTCAACTTCTGTTGTCCCATTTGGGCCAAACGCTATATCAATATCATTGTTTGAGAAATTTTCGCCGGTGACAGATGTCCTGTGAGTAAACCCAGCTGCTTTTGACTTTGGTGCAACATTCTTTCTTTCTTCTACCTTCTCCACCTTTTTAGTCACCACTTTTGTTTCACCAGCACCTGTGTTTATCGTTTTAATTTGTTTTTCAGGCACCACAGAATATGCACCCGCATCCTCTGACAATTCCTGTCCACCAGTTTTAAGTGGAGTTTGTGCCGCAGTAACATCAACTTCAATTTCTTCTGTTTGTTCTGTTACTGATGCATTTTGTGTCACGGTAGATACATCTTCAGTTAATGGTGCAACTGCTGCCTGTAAAACTTCTGCTGCTTTCTCTGTTGCGGGATTTGTACTCCCGGCTTCCTTCTCTATGTTAGGAACGGCTTCACAGATATTACCACCAGAGGTAATTGCAGATAACCCCGTATTAATTAATGAGTCTAAATCTTTTCCTGAAGCTGCCAAGTCTGCTCCAAATTCTTTTGTAATGTTTGCAAGATTTGATAT